TGCCCTATTGGCTCCAGCATCCTGATCGGTACTGCAACCGCGCGCTCATGAGCTTGCTGTTGAAGCCGGAACTATTCGCGCTCGCCAAGCCTCACGGGGCTAAGTCAAAACACGATGTTTCGACCCTGACGAACCTGGTCCATGAAAACTTGACGGGTCGCGAGATCAGGCGAGGAGCGTTCGCCGCCCTTCGCGCCCGACGGTTCGGCTGGACCTGTGACAAGCCATTGGAGGAAGCCGCATGACTGCTGATCACACCTCCGCTCCGCCCGAAGGCTGGAGCCAGATGCCCTCCGGCGACTGGATGCTGAACCGCGCCGGCGAGCGCCTGGGCACGGTGGTGTTTCAGGACGGCCCGACCGGCCGGGTCTGGTTTTCCGTCTCGACGGCCAAGTCGCACGGCCCGGATGCTGGCGGGCTGACGGAATGCAAGCGACGGATCGAAGCTCTCTGGCGGGGCGATCCGGAAGGCTTCGCGGAAAGTCCCGAATCGCGGTAGGATCGGGCTTGTGCTGCGGCGTATGATCGCGAGGCGCCGTCTATGCGCTTGAGCCGCCCCCCGAGATCGTCAGGAGCCACCATGGGCCTTGTCCTGCGTCCCCTGTTTCCCACGCCGCCCGCCGCCGACGTGATTGCTGACTTCCGGCGACACGTCCGGGAGACCGGATGCCCCGAGACCTGGCCGTCGATCAGCACCATGCCGCCCCCGACCGAAGGTGAGGTCGTCATGCTGGCGCGCGATATCGAGATCAATCCAAAGGTCCGCCCCGGTGGGGGTAGGGCGCCGTGTCCCCTCTGCCTGCCCGAGGGCGATAAGTGGCTGCACGACGGCGCGCTGATCTGGTGCGAGGACAGCCAAGGCGTCTATTGCATCGGACCCGACTGCAGCAGCGGCGATCTGCGCCGCAAGCTGACGGTCGCGCGCAACCTGCTTGCTCAGTCGGAGCGGGAGCGGAACGAGGCCCGGGAGCTCGCCAGCTTCGCTCATCGCGCCGCTACTCTGATCGCCTGGATCGACCGACATCGCGCGCTGGCGGACACGGTGACGACCCGTCACCGGGATTTCGCCAAGGCCATTCCGAAGCTGCGACGAACCCTTGCAGACCGATTCAGGACTGGCCTGCCCGTCGATGTGGCGCGCGCGGACGGCGCCGCCGCCCTGCGGCACGGCGCACCCTTCCTTACGGGGGGATGGAACCTGGCGGGCGACCTTGCCAAGGCTGAGACGGTTCTGAAGGCGTTGAAACAGGAGGCTGGCGCAGATCCTGGCGCGTGGACAGCTGCTCTGGCCGCGAGCGTGCGGACGGAACGCCTGGCGTCGGTTCGCGAGGTCCGGCGGCTGCTGGACCGCACGTTCGACCGCATGGCGGCGGCCTCAGCCTTTCTCAGCGCGCCAGCTTTCAACGTCATCGGCCGGTGGTCTCGCAGCGAGGAAGCGCCAACCGAGTTCAGTGTGACCTGGGTCGGTTCGAACGCCACCATCACCCACAGGGAAGAGTTCTGGCGTGGGTCGCTGGGCTCGACTACGCCCGCCCCCATTCCGACGGACGATGAACACGCCATCGCCGCCTGAAATTATCCCGTTCCTACTAGTTGACGGATCGTCCTAGTAGGGCGTAGGTTTTTCCTAACATCGGCGATAGCTGCAATCGGGCGGTCCTAACGGGCCGCCCGTTCTGCGTTTGGCGCTGTTTTTCCAGCATATTCCGGCCCGAGGCCTTGCATCCATGACGCTGCTAACGCCCGGCGTCGACGACGACGGCGAGCGTATCAGCGCCTCCGCCTACGGGCGGCTGCAGAATCCGCCGATCGGGCCGTCGGCCATGACGCGCCTGTTCCAGCGGGACATGCCGTCCTACTTCGGGACGGACCAGCACGGCCGCCACTGCCGGATGGTCAACCCGGCCGAGGCCGACCTGTGGCGGTCGCGGTTCTGCACGCCCAAGGTCGGCCCCGACGGCCAGGTGCGGGGGATGCCCCCGGCCGGTGGTTCGTCGCACAAGGCCAAGCCGCCGAATCCGCCGTTCAAGACGGTGGCGGCCGAGGACCGGTACGACGCGCCCGCCAAGCTGAAAGTCCCGCGCAACGTCGCGCCGGATCCTGAAGACCCGGGCGGGTCAGCGACGAAGGCGGAGCGTCTGGCGGAGGCCCGCGCGGCCGGGGCCGAGGACGACGCCGCGGCGCGCCGCTTCCGACGGCTGCAGCTGGAAGAGAAGCTGATGGACCGGGAAGCCGGTCTGGACGTGATCGCGGACTTCGCGGGCGAGATCGCCAAGATGATCGACCGGACGCCGGCGGGCGAGGCCACAGGCCTGGCCGCCGCGATCGGTTGCGACGAACACACGGCCTATCGGGCGCTGGTCGTCCTCGCGGAGAAACAACGAGGCGACCTTGCTCGATACGCTCGAACTGCCCGAGCTGGTCTCGACGCAATACGGTCGTCTCGGCGAGGCGGAAGCCTGGTCGACGATCGAGGAGGAGGTTCGACCGAAGCCGAAGCTGACCCCGCTGGAGTGGGGGGAGCAGAAGCGGGTCTTCACCAAGGAGGGCAAGGAGAGCCGGTGGCGCTCTGAGGCCACGCCCTGGGCCCGCGAGATCCTGTGGGCCCTGTCGGACGAATGTCCGCATCAGCGGGTCATCGCCCCCAAGGGCACGCAGCTGGGGTTCACCGAACTCGGCCTGATCCGCATCGGCCAGGGATGCGAGGCCGGCCAGTCGTCGCTGGTGATCGAACCGACCGACGGCGTGGCCAAGAAGCTGGTCAAGACCAAGTTCCGGCCGATGGTGCAGACCACGCCGGTCCTGCGAGCCCTGTTCCCGGGTCGGTCGTCGGACACCAGCCTGCACTTCTCGTCGCCCTCGGTCGACGTGATGTTCGGGGGCTCGAACTCGGCCTCGAACTTCGCCATGGCCTCGGTGCCCTTCGTCCTGGCGGACGAACTGGACCGCTGGGCCGCGGAGCTTGACGACGAAGGCGACACGATCTCGCTGGCCGAGAACCGGATCGCCGAATACGGCTTCCTCGGCAAGATGTTCGTCCCGTCGTCGCCGACGGTCGAGGACGGCCCGGTCTGGAAGGAGTGGCTGCAGAGCGATCAGCGGGTGTTCAAATGCCCGTGCCCCGTCTGCGGCGTCAAACAGCAGTGGCTGTGGGACAATATGGACTGGCCCGGGCGTGAGACGCCCGAGGCCGATGTCGCCGGCGTCCTGCTGTACTGCACGGCGCCCGGATGCGGCGTCGGTTCGCCTGAAGCGGCCTGGAAGGGCGCGTGGCAGTCGGGGGAGTGGGTCGCCACCAATCCGAAGCCGGTCCGCAAGGACACGATCGGCTATCAGCTGTCGACCCTGTACGCACGGTTCGGGCAACGGACCTGGGCCAACCTGGCGCAGAAGTACGAGGCGGCCGTCAAGTCCGGCCAGGAATCGAAGCTGAGGGTGTTCTGGAACACCATCCTGGGTCTGCCCTGGAAGGTGACCGAGGACGCGATCGGAGCCGATGAACTGCGGGCCCGGCTGGAGCCGGACCTGCTGGACGGCGTCTGTCCGGAGGACTGCCTGCTGGTGACGGCGGGCCTCGACTATCAGAAGACCTGGGTTGAGGCCTGGGTGTGGGGCTGGACCCGCAAGATGCGGCGCTGGCCGATCGCCAAGGTGGTGATCGAACGACGGACGAAGGACGGCGTGCTGCGCTCGGCCGCGGACATCGCCGCCGACCTGAAGCGGGAGGTCCTGGAGAAGGACTGGCCGCACGCGAAGGGCGGATACCTTCGGGTCGAGCGCGCCGTGCACGATTCGGGCGACCATCCGTCGCTGGTGTTCGATGTCCTTGAGCATCTGTCGACGGCGGTGAACATCGCCTCGAAGGGCCTGCCCGGCTGGAACGAAAACGCGCCGGCGCGGTCGCCCAAGGTCGTCGACGTCAAACAGAACGGCAAGGTCGTCGCCGTCGGCCGCAAGCTGGTCAACGTCCACACGGCCTCGGCCAAGGGCGAGTTTTACGAAGACCTCCGGCGCAAGCCCGAGGACGCCGACGGCGAGCGGTTCGTCCATCTGCCGGGCTGGCTTGAAGAGCCGGGCCTGCTGGAAGGCCTGGTCGCCGAAGAGGTCCGGAAGAACACCCGGAAGAAGCCCTACTGGCACAAGGTCTTCGAGCGAAACGAACCGCTCGACTGCGCGATCCTCGCCCGGGTCGCGCACTGGCTGCTGAAGGCCCATCGCTGGGCCGAGGCGGAGTGGCAGAAGCGGGAGCTCATGGTGATGGCTCCCGGCGACAGAACTGACGACAAGCCGCCGCCGCCGCCCGGCGGTGGTCAGGGCGGTCGTCGCATCAGAGGACGGATCCGTTGAGCGCAGTCACCCTGGAGCAGCTGCAGGCCGCCGAGGCCAAGCTGATCCGCGCGCTCGGCGATCCGACCCGGACGGTCTTCTTCGACGAGTTCAAGCGCGAGAACCGGCCGGTTTCCGAACTTCAGTCGGCGCTGGCCAGCATCCGCAGCGAGATCGCCAAGCTGACGCCGGCCGCGCCTGACGCGGCCCCACGTCCGGCGCGCTATCTGCATCGCGGCCGGAGCGCCTTCTGATGGGGTGGTTTGACCGACTGCGGGGCGTGACGACCGCGAGCGCCAGCGCGTCCAGCGACGCTCTGGTCCGGACCAGCGACCAGCCCTTCAAGGCGGCGCGCCGGGGCCGCGCCTCTTCGAGCTTCGAGGGGACGAAGAAGCACGTCAACAGCGCGATCCGCCAAGGCGGGGCCCTGCTGCGCGAACGCTCGCGGTTCCTGTGTCGCGAAAACGGTCTGGCGATCAGCAGCAAGGCGCTGTTCGCGGCATACACGGTCGGCTGTGGCATGTTGCCCGCGCCGATCGGCCTGAACGCTAAGACAAAACAGGCCCTCATGAAGGCGTTCTACGCCTGGTGTCGGGAGTCCGGCTTTCTGAGCCAGCAAAAGCAGGTGGCTGCTGAGCGGTTCGAGGCCGGCGAGATCTTCGTGCGCGAGATCCATAAGGCGGGTCGCTCGCTGCGCCTGCAACTGATCGCATCGGAACAGCTGCCGTATAGCGTGATCAACCCGGTCGGGATGGTCGATGGCAATACGGTCCGCCTGGGGATCGAAACCAATCCCGACGATGAGCGGGTCGCCTATCACTTCCTGCGCTACCACCCCGGCGACGCCACAGTCTCAGCCAAGGATCGGACCCGCACGGTCCGGGTCCCGGCGAGCGAGGTCCATCACGTCTATTGGGAGGGCCAGCCGGGCCAGCTGCGCGGCCTGCCAGAAACCCTGGGCGCGCTGATCGCGGCCAACAAGCTGGACGAATACGAAGACGCCCTGATCGAGCGCGCCATCAGCGGAAGCAAGGTCTCGGGCATCATCAAAAAGGATCCGACCGACCGTGAGAGCGGGTCGCCCGCCATGGCCGGCGCCGAGGACAACAAGGATGGAACGGCGACGCTCGATTTCGAGGTCGGCACCATCCTGGAACTGACGACCGGCGAGACGTGGGAAACGGTGACGCCGCCGGACCCCGGAACGAACTATGGCGAGTTCGCCTATCGCCAGCAGGCCAAGGCCTGTGCGGCCATGGGCGTGCCCTATCTGGAGGCGACCGGCGACCTGCGCCGTGCGCCGTTCTCGGCCGTCCGGGCCGGTCGGATGCCGTTCAAGCGTCGGATCGAGCAGTTCCAACATCTGGAGCTGGTCCCGCAGCTGCTGCAGCCCGTCTGGGAAGCCTGGCTGCGCGATGGCCTGCTGAGGGGCACGATCACCCTGCCGCGCGGCGCGGCGCGGACCGTCGAAGCCTATGCCAACGTCCGGTGGATGGGTCCGAAGTGGGAATATATCGAGCCGTTGAAGGACCGCCAGGCCGAGAAACTGGCGGTGGACGAACTGTTTGTCCCGCGGTCGGACATCATCGCCGAGCGCGGCGAGGATCCGGACGAGATCGACCAGAAGATCGCCGAGGACCAGCGTCGCGAGAAGCGGCTGAAACTGGTCCGTCCCGACACCCGTGCGCCCGCCGCGGCGGCTGAACCGGACGCCGACGATGAAGACGACAAGCCGGATCCTGAGGACGACGACAAATGAGCCTTCTGTCGCCCCACATCGCCGCGCACCTGTTCGACACGCCGCTGATGGTCGCCCCTGAGAAGTTGTCCGCCATGCTGATGGGCATCGGCGGCCGCGTGGTCGACGGCGGCATCGTGCTGCTGAACGGCGCGGCGCCGGTCGACCACTCGGCCTTCGCCGCCGGTCACCCGCGCATGGGCGTGCTGAAGGATGCCCAGGGCCCGAACTTCCCGGGCATGAACCAGTCCGGCTTCGCCGTGGTTGAGAACGTCGCGGTGATCGCGGTGGAAGGCACGCTGGTGCAAAAAGGGGCCTGGATCGGCCAGTCGTCGGGCCAGACGTCCTATCAGGGCCTTCAGGTCCAGATCGCGCGCGCCAGCCAGGCGGCCAGGGCGAAGACGATCAAGGGCGCCGTGATCGAGGTCGACAGCTTCGGCGGGGCCGTGTCCGGCGCCTTCGAAACTGCCGACATGCTGGCCCAGCTTTCCCGCCAGATCCCGACCATGGCGATCCTGACGGACGCCGCGGCCTCGAGCGGCTATCTGCAGGCCAGCCAGTGCCGGCAGATCGTCATGCCCGAAAGCGGCGTGGCCGGGTCCATCGGCGTTCTCAGCCTTCACGTCGACTACAGCGGCAACCTCGAGAATGACGGCATCCGGGTCACGATGATCACGGCCGGCGAACACAAGGGCGACGGCAATCCGTTCGAAGCCCTCGATCCCGAACTGCATGAGAAACTGAAGGCCCGCAACGAAGCCTGTCGCCAGACCTTCGCCACCTATGTCGGCCGGGGCCGCAAGTCCCGCATGACGAAGGCCGCGGCGCTCGCGACGGAAGCGCGCGCCTACTACGGCAAGGATGCTCTCACCGCTGGTCTGGTCGACGCCATCGGCCCGGCCCAGGAGGCCTTCTCCGCCTTCGTCAAGGCTGTGAACGCGTGACTCCTCTCACCCCGCGCCCGCTGCAAACGCAGCATAACGCCGCGCTTGGCGGCCGAACCATCCTGGAGACCCTGATGTCAGAATCCTCGCTCGCGGCCGTCGCCGCCGCCGCCGCCGCCCAACCGGAAGAGCCCACCGCCCCGCCG